TACTTTGACCAGCAGTGTACTAGTGACCCATTTTATAGTACACAATGTTCCGGATATGAACAGGCCTATCTAGATCAACAATGCAATATAGACAGCTTACATGATCCTGCGTGTCCAGGTTACGATAACGCATTGTTAGTACAAGATGCTACAGGGCAGGATTTTGTTTTTGGTGACGATGTAACTGACTTCTATTATACTGAAGATGAAACACTAGATATGTTTGCGTCAAATGAACCGCTATTTGAAGAGCAAAATAATTTTGGTGGGCAAGATGAGTTTATAGAAGAAACAACAAGCCCTGATCCTCAAGAACAGTTTGGAGGTGGCGGTAATGATGGCAATGATATGGGACAACCATCAGAAGAGTTCTATGAAGAGTTCGATCCATCTCCGGTAGTAGAAGAAGATTATTCAGAACCACAAATAGTAGAAATGCAAAATGATCCTGAGCCATTTAGTGAACCTCAAGAAACTGAAATAGTAATGGATCCAGTTAGAGAGGATCCTGTGAGAGACGACCCGGTCAGAGAAGATCCTGTTAGAGATGACCCTATAGTAGAAGAAGTATTCATTGAAGAAGAAATAGTGATAGAAGAAGAGCTGATTGTAGAAGAAGCAGAACTGTTACAGGAAGAAGTATTAGTAGCTGAAGAGCCTGGCTCAACTCGAAGAGCCACAGTAAATGTTAATGCTGTTGCTATTGCTATGAATCAAGTAAGAGAAGCAAACAGACTTGTAAAGAATGAAGTTAATAATGCTCAAAGCAGAAGTTTATCGAGCAGTAATTCTAGTAGTGTTCAACAAGGAGGACTTTCAAATCAAGGCACATTTGAAACTGAGACAACAGCATTTGAAGATGCTACATTCACCGCAGTAACAGATCCTAGTGTAGCGTTTAATTTTACACAGTCTGAAGAAACTGAACAGGTAGTAGAAATACAGAATGATTCTTCTACAATGCAAATGGATCAAGGATTTCAAGAGCAGCAAAATCAATCATTCAGTACAGGACAAAGTATAACCGCTGTATTGAATAACGTGACACCAAACTTTTCACAGTTCGATGTTGCGCCTCCTAGTGTACAAGAACAACAGACTACACAAAGAGCAGAATCACAAGCTAACAATATGTCTGAGGAACAGTTAGCTAGTAACTTAGAAGAGTTTACAGAAGAGATGCAAGACTCAGGTGGTTTTTCAGACCAGAGTCTCACTATATTTTTGATGGGGAGAGTGGAGGGATTTGTTAATTACGGTGGACAGCTGCAAGATAATCCGTTTTACGACGACAGAGGATTACCTATCAGCAGAGTTCAGAATGACCGTAATACAATGTTGCAACTAATCGGTACAAGTGGTAAACACGAGGCGATGGTTGCAGAGCAATATCAATAGAGGAGATAGAAGATGAAACAGCAGCCTACTGATGAGGAGTTGGTATACTGGATACACGATCAATCCAAACATTCTGCGCATGGTCTATTTGATTATGCTGCAGATCGTCTCAACGAACTTGTAAGGATTAATGAAGAATATCGCCAGCAGATGGAAGCAATATGTCAGAAGATAGATGAAATGACAGGAGGTTACTAATGGCAGAAGTAGAACTTGGAGACGTTAAAGTAAGTGGCAGTAAAATGCTGCTCATTATACCTCTAATTGGCTCTATTGCTGGAGGCCTTTGGGGTGGTTTTGAATTGTATCAGCGCTTATTAGATGCAGAAGATGCCTTATCTAATTTACCTGACACATCAGCCATCGAACAATCACTTGCTGTTCAAGCAGAAACTATGATGTCGCTTGAAGATTCGGTTAACAATCTACAAGATGATTTTGATCAGCAGATGGATACGGTTACTATTCTTTTAGACAATGCACGTGGAGATATTACTGAGATTCGCGAAGATGTTGATGGCATTGATGAGTTCGTTCGAGGTATCGATGAGAACACTAGTGAGACACAGAGAGACCTTCGTAACGATGTTTATTCTATGGAAGAAACACTTAATGACCGTATGCGTGAAATCGACGAGCAACTAAGGGAGACACGGTCTGACCTTGAGGATAAAATTGAGCAGATACTAGACAATCCATTAAACGACGTTGAATAATATACAATAGTATACTATAATGGGTGTGTTTATGGAGAAAGTTTATGTCTATATCCGACAGGTTTCTCGTATTATTATTCGTAGTATCAATAATAGTATCGCCACTTTTATTGAACAAGCAGGAGCAGGTTGTTGAAGTAACACAGCAGCCTGCTCCTCCTGTTATACAAGAAATAGAATCCGACTCTATATCACAAACAGAGATGGAATGTCTTGCATTGAATGTTTACTTCGAAGCAAGAAATCAGGACGTCGAAAGCCAGCTGGCTGTAACTATGGTTGTGCTGAATAGAGCTCAAAATTCTTTTTGGCCGGACCATATTTGCGATGTCGTAAAGCAGGGCTCGTATCGTGATGGTTATGTATCAAAAAATAAATGTCAGTTTTCTTGGTACTGTGACGGTCTTCCGGATAGACCGTATGAGAAAGAAACATGGCAGAAGATTCTTAACGTAGTAGATGATGGTTACTATATTTGGTCTAACGGTTATGATATAACCAATGGTGCAACTAACTATCATGCAAAGTACGTTAAGCCTGCTTGGGGTAATGACTATAACATGCACTACGTTACTACAATAGGTGATCACTTATTTTATCGATGGGCTACAGACGAAACAGTTGCCTTGAGTCAGTAATGTTACTATAATCAACGTGTAGCGAAAAAAGGAACTTATTAATGGTTGAATTATTGAATACTCAGACGTTTTCAGCTGAGATCGAAAACATTGTTCGAAGAGGTAGAAACGTTTCATACATGGACGCGATCGTGCACTATTGTGAATCGAACAATATAGAAATAGAGACAGGCGCAAAGCTTATTAACTCTATTATTAAAAAGAAACTAGAAGCAGAAGCTTCTGAACTGAATTGCTTAAAAGAGAAATCCGCTAAACTTCCCGTCTAATGAATATATACGAAGGCTTAGACGCTTACAAAATCTATCTTGCCATTCGAAACCATTTCAAAACAGACTACGATTACTTCAAGTACAACGGTAAGCTCAAAATAACACAAGAGTCTTTTCTTAAGAGACGTGATAAGTTCTTCTTTGCTAAGCTGCAGAGAAAATATAAGAACAAAGAGCTTGTTTACTTTTTTGTTGCTAACTTTATTAACGATGAAAATATGTGGTCTGGTTCTCTGGTTGGTTCAGAATCTGAGAAGGTATATCTAGAGTGGCTTAAGTATGCTGAAAGTATGAAGTATAACTTTAAGATAGAATGTGAGAAGCTACAGAACGAACTAGAGATGAAGGATCAGAAGTTTGATGATCTGTTCACAATAAATAACAACAGCCATCCGATCTTGTTAACTAAGCTACTGGGTGGTCATATATCTATAGAAACATATTGTATCATGGATATAGTTTTGAACTTTACAGCTCGATGGAATAAGGTTATTGATGACTTTAGTTACGATAACGTGAAACAGAAAGCTGCAAAGTACAAACCCTTTCTTCCTATCGACAAAGATGTATATAAGGAGATAATGAGAAAGGTATTTACCGGTTGACTTTTTGTTCTAAGTTGACTATAATAAGTGTTCATTATGATTATATTATTCGCTTTTGATATTGGATAAAACTACTATACAACGCATATACGGAGAAACATATGACTGGTTCATTCACAGACCTTAAACGAGCTCGCAAGACCTCCCTCGAAACTCTTATCTCAGAAACTAGTAAGTTAAACAGTCCTGGTGAAAACCAGAACCGTGATGACGATAACTTCTGGAAACCTACTGTAGATAAAGCTGGTAACGGCTATGCTGTTATTCGTTTTCTTCCTGCACCAGGTGGTGAAGATCTACCTTGGGTAAGAGTCTTTAATCATGGTTTTCAAGGCCCTGGTGGTTGGTATATTGAAAACTCTCTTACTACCATCGGTAAAAAAGACCCTGTGTCAGAGCATAATTCCATGCTTTGGAACTCAGGTATTGAGTCTAATAAAGACATCGTACGTAAGCAGAAGCGTCGTCTGACGTATATTTCTAATATCTACGTAGTAAGCGACCCTGCTGCTCCTGAGAACGAAGGTAAAGTATTTCTTTACAAGTTCGGTAAGAAGATCTTTGATAAGATCAATGATATGATGAATCCTCAATTCCAGGATGAGTCGCCAGTAAATCCTTTCGACCTCTGGGAAGGTGCTAACTTCAAACTGAAGATTCGTCAGCTTGAAGGTTATCGTAACTACGATAAGTCAGAATTTGAT